TTATGATTGCACTCTGGCTAGAAGCAACCTTGGCCGACATCTTCTCAAAATTAACTATCTCATAAATATCCGTTGCGTCATTGATGGCAGTATGGAAAGCAGAGATTCCTCGGTACTGGTCAATGCGGAGTGGGTCGAACAGGTGAAAGGCTTGGCTTGAGGGAATCGTTGCTTGGAATGAATACATATCGCCAATGCTTCGGCTATAAATGTCGTAGGCCGTGGGCGAGCCAGTTTTTTGATCGATGTGGATTCCACCAATTAACTCCGAGCTTGTATAGACCTTAAATGGGTCGCCAAGTCTATCACCCTCAATGCCTTGTATTTTTAAGTTGCCGTCAGAATCACGCACGAGGACAAACAAAAAATCTCCGTCTCGTAGCATACTCATCATCGCCACCTGCATAAGTGTCGAACCAGTATGCCTTGTGGAGATGTCGCATTTATCGAACCATTCTGCCCAATACATCTCAACATCTGTATTAACTTCTGGGTTCTCGGTTCTGGCTTGATAGGAAATGTTTGCGGCGGTGTGGCTGGCAAACTTCATTAGGATGGAGCGAACAAGGCCGACATTCTCTGCCAAATCCCTCGCCCTTTTCATCAACTCCACTCGGTCATAGTTGGAGCGATAATCTTCCGCACCAGAAAGCGAACTCGGCCCTTTGCGTTGCCTTGAATACTTTACAGCATCATACTCGAAATTCTTAATCTTTTGACGAGCAACAAGCCTATCAACTGCCCCTTGAGGATTTACAAAGGCAATCGCCTTGTCGATCAGATTGAGAGAGGCTTTTTTCACGAGCCGAAGTTTGCGTAGGTTGTGCGAACCCTAGTACCAGTCGCTTGCTGAATGGCTAGAGTTAGCTCCATAATCGTATCTCTTACCTCACCGAGATTCGCTCTTGAAAACGAACGACCAGCTATCGAATAGCTTGAACCCGCCACCGCAATCGCCTCAAGACAAGTCACATACTTGTCACGCAAGGAGGTTAAGGTGGCAAGGGGTAGCCCAATGAAATCACCCTTCGCCATTATCAAACTCACTTTCTGTCAAACTTGCGGGTGAGACTTTCAACCGTCCGTACAAGGCCGCCCCAACGATGTTCATACATTCACAGTCCATCAAATGATTGTGCTTACCCACTTGTTTCCACACAAGCCTTTCCCTGCCAGTCATAGGATTTTTCACCCGCACCTTCACCTCTGCTTCGATATGCACTCGCCAAACATCGGGAGTATCCAAGGCTATGTAGCCGGGTTCTTTGATTAGGTTGGAGAGGATGTCTTTGATGGATGGGTTCGACCACCGCCAGACTGGGCAGAACTTCCACTTCCACCCAGCCCTTGACTGAACCGCCTTACCGCTAAAGGGGTCGCCGTTGGCAATTCGAGCGTAAGGGCGTTGTAGTTTTTGCTCCCCCACAATCTCGGAGAAGCTAGTGCGGTCTGAACCGACCAACGCCATCCAGCCATTCTTACAACAATTATAATAAACATCTCTGGTTTGATCGCCCGAATCGCAGAAAACGCATTTTGATTCCACGCCAAACTCCTCTGCCTTGGCTTGGATGTCTCCCCAAGTCTCTAGCCTACCAGCCCACACAAGCCGTGATCTGCCCTCAATGTCCCAAGCCCGAACAACGCACCAAGCGTGGAAACCGCCCGCCTCTTGAATATCGCACGACATAATCAGCTTCTCATTAACTCTGACTTCGCCCATCTTGTAATCGCCAGCCACAATCTCCATCTTCTCCGACTCGTGTTCCATCCAAGGCTCTGCTAGAACTCGGTTCACGAAGTCTTGTAGGCCGATGATTCCATTGTGCTTATCCTGCAGAAACTTTACCGCCAAACTTCCGAAGGATACCCAAGGGGCATAGAGGCCGTTGAGATGATAGGAGCGTCTGGCTGGTTCGCCCTTTAGATTGGTTGCCCTCCATTCGCCATCACGAAGCATCTTGGTTTTCTGTCCGTCTGTAATCTTTTCTTTGCACCCTTCACACTCATAATAGGTGGAAGATTTCACCAGCTTAAAATCATAAACCCCATCCTCGATCTTTGCCGACTCGTCCCACTTCACTTGCCCCCAAACTAGCTTCTGCTTGTGTCCACAATGAGGGCAAGGCACAAAATAAAATCGCATATCGCCCTTCTGCCACTCACTCCAAATGATTGAGTCGGCAGTTGTTGGGGTGCTGGTTGCTATGATGAGATGGTTCGGGTAGGTGCTGACTCGTGCCTCTGCTAGTTGAACTGGATTCGCCTCTCGCCCCGACCCTGCTTGCTCTGGGAACTTGTCCACCTCATCCATACACAATAATGCAATCGAGCGACTAGAAAGAGCAGATGGGCTAGTGCCAGCCCACCACACCGAGCATCGCTTAAAGTGTTGCTCTAGGATTTTTATTTTGTCGGTGTTGTCTGGTTTCTCTTTGGCTAGGGCTGGACAATCATCAATCATCGGCAACCACCTAGTTTCTGTGAAAGACCTAGCAAGATGCTCGCTTGGCATAACCCACAAGGCGGGACAAGGTCGCTCCGCTATTCGGTACGCTAGGCCAGCTAGAATCGTTGTGGTCTTGCTTGTTTGTGCCCCCCATACCAGCACCACCCTACGAATTGAATCATCGCCAAAAGCCTCTAGCGGTTCACGAACATATGGCGTGAGCGTTGTTGAGTACGCTCCGGGTATGTTCGTTACTCTTGCCGAGAGCGTGAGGTTTTTCTCTGCCCACTCTGGGATTGAGAGTTGTTCCCTTGGCTCAAACAAAAGACGAGCAAAGTTCTTGGCCTCATCAATCTGGTTCATTTATGGTTATGAGAATTGCAGTTCTTTTTGAAGATTGGCATTTTTCAAGAAAGAACACCCCTGCTTGAAGTAGCTTTCTTTAAGTTCTGCTCCAATAAACTTTCTCTTCATTTTTAATGACTGATAGCCCTCACTTCCTATTCCTGCAAATGGAGAAAATATAGTATCCCCAGCGTTGCTCCACATCACTAGACATCTCTCAATAACATCTAGCTGAAGTGGGCAAATGTGTCTTTCATCTTGCTCATCTCTAGCCATTTCCCCATTCAAGACATTCCCTTGGTCTATTGTTTTCCAAACTGGGGAAGCCCATTCTTGCCATTGGTCTAAAGGGAACTCCTCTGGGGTATGCGTTATTGGCTCTTTGTTCTCCCCCGGCTTTCTGAATATAAGCACATATTCTGGCGAGCCAGTTCTGGAATCTGATGAGTCTGTTCTCAATGTTTTATATAGCAATCCGTGGGCTTTTGTTCTTTGCATCTCAACGACTGGATCTTTCCATATTGTTATTCTTGAATGGAAATACCACCCAGCCGTTCTAAACGCCCTTACAATGTCGCCAGAGAAGTCTTGATATTCAATCTTTCCGTGCTTCCACTTGGTAGAAAGAAGATCATTACAATGAACGCAAGCCATCCTCCCCGGCTTTGTTATTCTCAATAGCTCATCAATAAGAAACTTAAACTGCTCTGCGAACTCGTCTTTGCCATTGCAGTTTCCCATATCTTGCGGGTCTGATGAGTATGTGAATAGATCGGCAAATGGGGGCGAAAATATAGAGCAATCGATCGATTCCTCCTTTAATGTTTTTGCTACCCTTACGCAGTCTCCGTGATAAAGCTCCCATCCATTTCCCGATGCTTTTGTTATGTCTGTTTTCATTGTTTTTGGTTTTTCTCCTTTTTTTAAAGATAGTGCGGCTATCTTCATTTGTTCTTGCATTTTTGCGTGTTGTCCTATCTTTTTGTTTATAGCTTGCAAAATTGCCCCCTCGGTTCTTGCTTGCACGATATAGGCATTAACCTTTTTCTTTTGCCCAAACCTATACGATCTCCTCAATGCTTGGTAAAAATCCTCAAACGAATAACTCAATCCAACGAACGCAACATTTCTGCAATGTTGCCAGTTTAGCCCATAGCCACAAATCGATGGCTTGCTAATAATAACCCTTGCATCACCGCTTGAAAATGCCTCTAGTCTTTTCTCTTTCTTTTCTGGTGTGTCGCTTCCCCTAATCTCGATTGCATCTGGAATTATCGCCTTTAATTCATCGGCCTCAAGGTTTGTGTTGCACCATACTACCCAAGGCTCTTTTGAGTCATTGACCAAGTCGGCAACTGCTTTCGATCTGTGCTTGGCTGTTTCTCTTAATTCTCTGTGCATTGTTGTGGCCGATAGGGTGGCGTGCTTAAACAACTCCTCCCCCTCTCCTCGTTCATCCACTTCTACAAGAATAGTGTCTAGGTTTAAGGTCGGTAGAATATAGCCTTCATCTGAAAAGCCAATATCGCTTGGCCTAGATACGCAAGCCGCCCACGATCCCAACCACTTCCAAAACGCTTTTTCTGCGTGTCCCTTTAACCTCCAAGTGCCAGTATCGAATGTGTCGTTAATAAAATATGTTGCAAGCATTTGAGCTGGGGAGCATATGCCCAAAAAGTCAGCGTGTTGCCCAATCTCCGTAAAATCGTTGGGGCTAGGCGTTGCTGTGCAACAAAGCCTATATGGGGTTGAGGAGAATCTTTCAGTAAGTGCGATTCTTGTTTTTCCGCTAAAGTTCTTAAGGATGCTTGATTCGTCTAAAACTACCCCAGCAAATTCTACGCCATCAAATAAGTCTAGCTTCTCATAGTTTGTTACATTTATCCCACTTTTCAGGGTGCTTGCGTCTTTTGCGTGATGGGCTGTTATTCCAAACTTCTTACCCTCTTTTATGGTTTGTTCGGCAACCGCAAGAGGGGTTAGAATCAAAACATTTCCGCCGGTATGCTCGCAAACTTGTCTAGCCCATTCGAGCTGTTGAGCGGTCTTGCCCAATCCGCAATCTTCAAATAAGGCACATCTACCCTGCTGAATAGCCCAACTAACAATATGCTTTTGCCAATCGAAAAGAGGGGCATCGATTGGCTTTGCCCTAAAACCAGCCTCTTGAGTGGTCTTAATTTTTGCTTGGATTAGCTCGTCATAGGATTTCATTTCTCAATGTTTTATTGAGTTTATTTTGAATCGTCAAGAACTATTTTCATCTCTTAACCAGATAATCTTTTGCGTATGCCCAAGCGGGATTCATATGGATTTGATGATGGCACTCAAAGCACACCGCCAAGAAAAACTCTACCTCGTTGAGCCTATCCCCAAACCTTCCTCGCCTATGGTGAACTTGGCTCGCCATCTTGTATTTGCAGACTTGGCAGACTGGATTGTTGGTTAAAAACTTCTCTCGAACATCTTTATAAACTTCGTTCTGGCCTTTTCTCTTTGCAGATACTCGGCGTAGTTTCCCACCTCGCTTGAGTGGGGTTTTGCGTTTAAGTGGAGTGCGTTTCATTGGTCGAAGAATGGAACATCGTGAGCACATAAATCCCTAAACTCTGGTATTTGCATAAGGGTTTTGTGAAGTGCGACTGGGTCTGCTTTGTCCCTAACAACTGCGTGATGAAAGTGAACCATCCAGTATCTTCCAACGCCCTGCCTTGTCTTTGGGTAGTTTTTGAAACAACATCCCACACACATAGAAAACCCATATTTGCTTTCAAAGTTTTTGAGTTGCCCTTTGGCGGGAATAAAAAGCGTTGAGTAGCTTGAGTTCTGGCAGTAGGCCAATGCTATTCTTGTGGGCTTCGTGGTTTTCATCGGTCAAAGAATGGAAGCACTATGCCAAGGATTGCGATTGCTACTAGAAAAACAATAAAGCACTCGTTCATTTGAATGCTCCTTCTGCTTTCTGAATAGTCACAAAGATTTGA